GACGTGAAACGTAGGTATCCGCGTCAACTTCTTTCAGAACGTCTTTTCTGAACTTCGTTTTATTAGTAGCATAATCGTATGCCGCTTCTTCTACTGTCTGTTTCATATCTTTTTCGGATTTGAATTAATAATTTGGAATTAGTTGATAGGAGATGCGGTTTCGGTAAGGTTGTCTAAATCTCTCAAGAAAACTACTACATCTTGGATAACGGGTACTCCATTCAAAGCCGAAGTGGTCAGATTGATACTATAAATATCAATACTTGGATATTTATCGGTAAGTAGCTTATTTAGTAGCGCAATAGATTTGTCATTGTAGATAACCATCCTATCTTCTATCTCAAAACCTAACCGAGACAAGTATTCTTCTTTCTTTTCTTCTCCTGCCTTTGAAACACGGGAAGCGAAAACCATTCCACTCAATGAGATTTTTGCAACGTATTCTCCAAAATAAAAGTCACTAACATGCCCAAATCCATATTCAGTCCACCAATTTCTAAATGATGATACCATAATTTTCAAACGTTCTCTAACATCTTCGTTTGAAACCTTCTCCCCAAGCTGATGACGTAATTTTCGATTTTCATCATTCAATGAGCGGATTTGTTCAGTTAATTTCTTTTGTTTCTCTGCAAGTACACCTTCATATCCCATTCGGGTAAGAAACCTATTCACATTGTGGTCTGTCAGAGAAAGGATGTTTTCTTTCATTCCTTCGGTGAGCTGCCCTTTTTCGAGCATCGTTATAGCCAATCCTAAATTTTGCTGAATTTCTTTATATTGCTTTTTCAATTCAGTTATCAGTTCTCCGTTAGAATCTTCTACAATAGCTGGCTTATCTTGCCTGTTAAAATCAAGCTGTCTTTCTTTCATTTCTTAATCAGTTATTAGTTAATTGGCAGTTTCATAAAGCACATCCATATTGTCTTGCTCTGTCTTCCAGTGGTATGCCCAAATAGAGGTTTAAACGGGATGGCAGACAAAACTTCCGAGGATTTAATCTCACTTTCATTCCATTTGAATACAAGAGTGCCGTAAGGCTTCAAGACGCGCATACACTCAGTAAATCCATCGTGTATGAGTGACTGCCAGTCTTTCGGCAGTTTTCCGTACTTTTTAGCCATCCATGAGGTTGCACCAAGTGTTTTCAGGTGCGGTGGGTCGAACACCACCATGTAGAAAGAATTGTCTTCAAATGGAAGGTTGGTGAAATCGGCTATTACATCCGGCTTTATTTCTATGATTCTTGTCTTACCCCTGTCCTTGGCCGTAAGTGTTTCCGAACGTTTGTCAACAAATAAGGCAAGAGGATTATATTTGTCAAACCAAAACATTCTACTGCCACAACAGGCATCTAATATAAGTTTTCCATTTTCCATTAAGCTATTTCTTTTGATTTCTTCAATCTCAACTTTCTCAATACTTTGCAAAGTGCTTCAGTATTTTTTCTCGCTTGTGTAACCTCCACCGCATTCCCGATAAATTTCTTTTGGTCAGCTTGTGTGCCTATTAAAACATAATCTTCAGGGAATCCCATAATCTTTTTGAGTTCCGGAATGCGAAGCATCCGCATTTTAATATCCACTATGCCATACAGTGCCATGAACTCCTTTATCTTCACGGTCATAGGACTATCATTGTCGTAGATTTCAATCGCTACCTGACCGCTTTCTGTTGCTACCAGATAGGGCGGCATCTTATCCATGCGGGCTATTAATGTGAAGCAGGGGCTATCAACAGAGCCGCCAGCACTGTTGAACTGTGGATTCATCAGATAGTGCCATTTCCTGTTTGC